AGTTTAATTTAATCAAAAGAGAAGATGAAAGAAATAAATACTGAAAAGATACAGGTAAAACTATGGTTAGAAGATATCGAGGATGGTGCTATGGAGCAGATTAAAAATATTGCTAACCTACCTTTTGTATACAAGTGGGTTGCAGTAATGCCAGATAGTCATCAAGGGTACGGAATGCCTATTGGTGGGGTTGTAGCTCTTGCTGATGTTATTAGCCCTAATATGGTGGGCGTAGATATAGGTTGTGGTATGTGTGTAGTTAATACTCATATAAAAACAGAGGATATTACGCAGGAACAATTAAAAGAAACATTGGGTGGAATAAGAAAGGTTGTACCAGTTGGGTTTGCACACCACCAGAAGAAACAAGAGGAGAGCCTAATGCCATTTAGTAATAGCAAAAGTGCTAATGGTGTCGTTGTAGCTCAGGAGTATGACAACGCCCTTACACAAATAGGAACGCTTGGTGGTGGTAATCACTTTATAGAACTACAAAGAAGTAGCGAGGGTGAATTGTGGATAATGATACATTCTGGTAGTAGAAATCTTGGTAAGCAAGTGTGTGATTACTACAATGCAAAAGCTATTGAATTAGCTAAGAAGTGGTATATACCAAATGTTGTAGAACAAGACTTAGCATATCTACCTACCGACACTAAAGAGGGTCAAGATTATATACAGGAAATGCAGTATTGTGTGGACTTTGCATTTGCGAATAGGAAACTGATGATGGAGAGGGTCATGGGTGTTGTAGCTGATACTCTTGGCGATTATAAAGCAGAAGAGATAATTAACATAGCACACAACTACGCAAGACTGGAAAACCACATGGGTAGGAATGTATGGGTTCATAGAAAAGGTGCTACAAGTGCAAGGCTAGGAGAGGTTGGAATTATTCCAGGGTCTATGGGTACTAAGTCCTATATAACAGAGGGACTGGGAAATGTTCAATCCTTTATGAGTTGTTCACACGGAGCGGGTAGGAAAATGGGTAGAATGGAAGCAAGTAGAAACATAACTCTAGAAGAGGCAGACAAATCTATGGAGGGGGTTGTATACGGTAGGTGGGGAAAGGATAGAAAAGGTAATCTAGACTTTGGAGAAGCTCCTCAAGCATATAAGGATATAGATGTTGTTATGGAAAACCAGAAAGATTTAACAAAGATACTGGTAGAGTTAAAGCCGCTAGCTGTTGTTAAAGGTTAGTTTAATTTAATCATTACAGAGAATGGAAGAGAAGAGAATATTTACAATTGAGTTTGATAAACCAGTTAAGCTAATTAAGCTTGACAAAGAGGGTTTAGAGTTTAGTGATGGTACAAAAATAACCGATTACCATGACCAAGACTGCTGTGAGTATGTGTATGCAGACTGGGAGCAGTTATCGGATACAGGAATAATGGAAGAGGAGTTTAGGAAGATTAGAATAACAGGCAATCCGTTATTAGGAATAGTGTTGAATGGTACTTATGCAGTACCTTGTTACAATTCTCAAAATGGGTATTATTCTAGTAGTTTATCAATAATTGTTAATCAAGAGGGAAGACCAGAGATTACAATAGATATATCAGGATTTGTTAAAGATGATATTGATTAAACTATCTAACATTAAACAGGACACAAAATGACACAGCAGGAGAAAGAGATTAGAGAGTGGTCAGAACATTTAATAAAGATGATTGCTATTTACCATTCAGACGAACAAAAACATATGAACTGTCCTCTATGTGGAGTAAATATAGGGGAACTTGCAGACCATATGACTGAAAAGATAAACGAGGTTAGACAAGAAGCAAAAAGGGAGGTGTTAGAGGAGGTACTAAAGAAGAAAACTAATTACAAAATAGAAAAAGAGGAACACGGATATAGGGTCACATTAGAGTATGTTTTAGTAGATGATATTGAGAAAGAGTTAGATAACATTAAACAAAGTAAAAACAATGGATAAGATAGAGAAGATGAGTGGATATAGTGAAGTAACTATGAAGCTTAAAATAGATTACCTTAACCAATCCCAGAAGCAACCAGAGATAAAAAGTGATGCAGAGGAGGCTATTGATTTATGTGTAGATATGGCGTTCACAAGGAATAAAGAGCTAGAGGATTTAGAGGTGGAGCCAATAAAGGCAACAGAAGGGATAAAGAAGACAAGGGTGATACATGAACAGTGGCTGGAATTTGAAAGAATTAGCCCAAAAACACAGATATTTGGGAAGTACCAATACCTATTTAGTCGTGGAAATGAAGTATTCAGTGTAATAAGGATAAAGAATCCTTTGACCAGAAAGTTTGAATGGGAGGTAGTACAGGTGGAAGGTGAAAGTGGATATTCAGATATGAACAAGTTTACAACACTTAGAGAAGCAGAGGGTTTTGTTATGAGGAGGTTATCTAAATTAAAAGTAAAGGAATAACCTATGAAGAAGATAGAGAAGTTAAGTAATCTGGATTTGAGGAAAGACCCTCTTGATATAACAAGTAGTGAATGGGGAATAATGAGTAAGCTTAACGAGCTTATAGAAGCATTCAACCAATCCCAGAAGCGACCAGGGGGGATAGAAGTAAAAGAATATTTACAGAAGATGTTGGATAGGTGGAACACTTATGATGAACTTGATGGATTTGTAGCAGAGAATTTTAGGACTGATTTAGAAAAGCTTTTAGAGTATTGGGATTTAAGAATTAAAGAAGAACCTGTTAGGGTGTTTTATACAGGAGATGTATATACTACTAGCAATAAAGAACCAGAGAAGCAAGAGGAGTGGAGGAAAAGAATTACTTGGGAAGATGGAGAATATTTTATGATAGACGGAAAAGAAGCTAATGAGGAAGATTTAAGAGATTTTATATCTCAACTACTATCCGAGAGGACATTTACTAAAGAGGAGTTGTTTATGTTAAAACTTGTTACGAATGATATACACAACAAGGGGAATTATGCTTATGATGAGATTGCAGATAAAATATCTAAACTATTAAAGGAATAAGAATAATGGGAAAAAGAGAAATAAAAGAGTGGAAAAAGGAGTTTAAGTTTCCAGAAGATGGGGCATTAACAAAAGACCACAAATTGTGGAGAGACGATGGTGAAGAGTTAAGTAAGTGGGTGGAATCACTATATGAGCTGGATGAGGAAAAAACTGCCAACTTTGTACAAGAATTACTATCCGAGAGGTACGAAGTAGGATGTAAAGATGGAGCAAGAGGTTTCTTTGAGGGTGTCCTAAAACACTTGGAAGATAGAGAGGAAACAAAGGACAGTATTAAGGGAAGAATAGAACTATCAAAGGTTCTTTTAGAGGTTTATAAAATAGACTTATATAAACTATTAAAAGAGGAAGAATGAATAGTTATTACAACACAAACAGACTTAAAGGGTTAGATTTGTTTAGTTCTAATCAAAAAGCTAAAACACAAGAGGATTTAATACTTTCCATATTCAAGGATGGTAAGGGAGAGTACACACCTTTTGATATTCAACAGTTCTTAATGCTCCAAGGGAAGGTATATCCAATTACAAGTGTTAGGAGAGCTATTACAAACCTTACGAAAATGGGTTTGCTTGTGAAGACTACCTCTAAAAAAGAGGGCGATTATGGACAATTAAATTATATGTGGAGAGTAAAATGAAAAAAGACGAACTTAAAGAGCAGATATTTGAAAAGATAGGACAAGCTAAAGAGGTAATCTTATCCGAAAACCCTGATGTGTTTATGATTGATAAGCTAGACATGGAGCTAACAGCCCTTATGAGTAGTGCTAATTTGGTACGAGCAGAAGCAGAGAACGAGGCTAATACTTGGAAGATGATAACTGGATCAACACAGGAAATTGTAAGAAGTTTAAGAAAGGTTCACGAAACCTTTAACACAGAAAGGAGGATGAACTAATGTTTTGGACAATAGTTTTAGCAGTAGCCTTTGTAGTATTTGTACTACCCCTAATTATTCAAATTGTAGGGGCTTTTATAGGAATGTTAGTTGAAGAGGATGCTGGATGGTTAGTGTGGGTGTTGGTTATTATAGTTTTACTTATTTTAATTTTTTGATATTGTATAATATGAAAGAAGATATAAAAGATGGTTTGAAATTAACACTACTTTTAATTGTCTTAGGGTTCTTTGGGTGTGTAGTGGTTTATTGGGGTTTTTTAGTATTACTTTACATTTGGAGTTTAGCACAATGAAGACAGTCTATCAGATAGCAAAAGATAATAAGTCGTATCCTGTAATAATTTACAAAAGAATACGAGCAAGAGGAATTAAGCCTAGAATAATTAAAGGTGTGATGTACTTAGACGAGTGCCAAGAAAAGCAAGTTTTAACTTATGCTAAAAGGGGGAGAAAGAGTGCGGAAGATTACAAAAACAACACTAGGAGATAAACTAGACAAGGCGTGGAGTAGGGCAATACTTTCAAAAGGGAAGTGTGAAGTGTGCGGAAGCATCGAACATTTAAATCCACATCATATTGAGGGCAGGAGAAACTTTAGGCTGAGGTGGGATTTAAGAAATGGTGTTTGTTTATGTAGTGGGTGTCATGTTTTCAGAAAAGAATCGGCACACCAGTCGCCAGAGTGGTTTCATTTCTTTTTAGAAGAGAACAGGTGGGAAGACCTAGCTTATATTATGTCGGTTAGAAATGAAATTAAAAAATGGAGCTTAGAGGATATGCAAGAGCAACTTAAATTATTACAAGATTATAATGGTTAAATTACTAATTTCGGGTATGTCAGGGTTTGTAGGGTCTCATTTGTGGGAGCATGTTATGAAGACAACAGACTGGACAGCTATTGGTTTGGTTAAAATGAATAGGGCAGGAGACTTAAATAGGATAGAGGAGACCTTACTTGACCACCCAGAGTGGAGAGAGAGAACTGTAATAGTTAGACACGATCTAAACGATAGTTTGGCAACAGTTCATAAACACATAGGAGAGGTTGATTACATAGCACACTTAGCAGCATGTAGTCATGTGGACACAAGTATTAAAGAACCAGTTGAAGTGTTTTGTAATAACGCCCAGAGTACAGTTCAAATGCTTGAGTATGCAAGAACCATGCAACCTAATTTAAAGAAGTTTTTGTACTTTTCAACGGATGAAGTTTACGGACCAGCACCAGAGAATTATGATTTTACAGAGGAAGATAAGCTACATCCAAGTAATCCATATAGTGCAGGAAAAGCAGCAGGGGAAATGATAGTACAGGCGTATGGTGTTACTTATGGATTACCGTACCTAATAACCAACACCATGAATATATTTGGAGAAAGACAAGACCCTGAGAAGCTCATACCAAAGTCAATGCAGTTTCTTTATAACAACCAACCAATGACAATACATGGAACACCGGGTAATGTAGGTAAGAGGCATTGGTTACATGCCAGAAACGCAGCAGACGCTACTTTGTTTTTATTACAGCATAGTATAGTAAATGATAAGGTGCATATTGTGGGGGATATTGAAATGGACAATTTACAAATGTTTAAGTTAATAGCCAAGGCAATGGGTGTTGAAGATGTTAAAGAGGGTAGAGATTTTGTATATCAAGATTTCCATTTGAATCGCCCAGGACACGACCGTAGGTATGCGATGAGTGGTAAAAAGCTAAAGGATTTGGGTTGGGAAGCACCGTTTAGGTTTGAGGAGAGTTTAGAAAAGACCGTTAAATGGACAATGAACCATCCACACTGGTTAGGTAATTGACATCGTAACTTGAGTGGGGGTATATTGAATATAATTTACTTTATTACTGCCATGAATAAAGGAGAAGCCGACTTTGTTACATCTAGTATAGGGCTAATAGCGTACTTGATGTGGCACGATATTTACCCAGACGATTTAACATTTGACCCACACAGGGCTTGTATCTACAGATGTAGGAAAATCAACTGGCCAGAGTTAATCAACAGTTATTGGTTAGGGGAAAAATTACCCATTTGTGAACTATCAGAGTGTATTGTAGTTTCAGAGCGTATCCTAAACAAGGGTGAAATTAACCACGAGTGGTACAAGGAACTCAAGGAAGCACTAGACGATTTAAGGGCTGATTATGTGTTCCCTGTCATGTGAAATGGTATAATGTATATAGATAAATTAAGCGAGGATAGTGATGTTTGAAGAGTTTAAATGGTACGAACACTTAGGAAAATATAAGTCTGCATGGGAAGGGCATATACTTTACATTTACAACCAGATACCCGTTTGGAAGCCAAAGGTAATCGTTGAACTTGGGGTATATTTAGGACACTCGCTTGCTACAATGGCAGAGAGTTGTTTAGATAACGGGTCGTCAACAAAGCTGTATGGTGTGGATCACTTTATAGGAGACGAACACAGTGGGAAGTTTGGTAATGAGATAGAAGACATAGCAATGGAAACTCTCAACCAGTACCCTAATGTAAAAGTAATCAAAAAGACATTTAACGAGGCACTTAAAGGTTGGAATAAACCTATAGACTTACTTCATATTGATGGAAGACATTTTTATGAGGACATTAAAGAAGACTTTGAGAACTGGAGTAAGTTCGTACCAAAGGGTGGGCGTATTATACTTCATGATACTCAGGTAACAGAGAGAGGGTTTGGTGTTAAGCAGTATTTCAAAGAGTTACAAGAGCAACATCCGGAATGGACATTTAGTGAGCGACTTAACTCAAACGGACTAGGTATTATTCAAAAATGAAAAGAATAGCAGTAACATTTGAACACGACCACTCAGACATGACCAGTATTTGGAAGGACTATTACTCAAAGTATTTAGACATTAAAATAGTTAAGATAGGGGATATTTTAAGAAGAGACTGGGGTGCCACTTATTCTTTGCTTAATTCTCTCCAAGAAGAGTTGTTTAAGGAGTACGACTTAATCTTGTTTGCTGATATAGACGAGATAGTGGTAGCCAATCCAGAGAAGTATAAGGATTTAGGAGAGTATTTGGATAGGGTTAAGGAGAGTGCAGTAAGGTGTGTTGGTTATAATGTACTACAAATGGTAGGGGATAAACCAATAGATTTAAGTAAACCTATACTATCGCAAAGGACTCATTGGAGTAGAGACGAAATGTACGACAAGTGTGTGATAATAACAAAGCCTCAAGTGTATTTAAGTAATCATCGTGTAAAGGGTACTACCCTGCTTGATGCAGATTTAATTATGCTACATCTAAGAGACATTGATGTTGATTTGGTTAAGGAAAGGAATAAGAAAATAGGTGCAGTTTACAACGAGGGAGACCTAGAGCATAGGCGATCAATAGCTAATTTAATTCCAGAGAAATGGAAACTAATATGAAATATCTTGTATACAACCATCATAATTTTTGGCAATGGGAGCCAAGTAATAGTGAGTTAGTAGATGCAGAGGTGGTGTTTATGTGGGCAGACTTTCCGTTTGCTCAACATGTGAGGACACTTAAAGGGCTAGGAAAGAAAGTAGTTGTGTTTGAACATGGCTTTGGTGCTTTGTATGATTATGAATTAAACAACAGGGAGCCTATGGCTGATGGGTATTTAGCATTAGGGCAGGGAAGTTTTATGTCTTTAGTAAGAAAGGGTGTGCCAATGAGTAAAATACTAATAACAGGTAATCCAATTTATGACGACATTAAAAAGACAAAGCACACAGGCAACAAGGCGTTGTTTGTAGCATTGCACTGGGTGAAAGATATGTCTATTTATAATCAGGTACTCTTTGACCAGTTAGTTAAGGCATACCCAGAGCTAGACTGGACTGTAAAACTTATTGACAAGTCAGGAGATATTACAACAGACAAGGGTAAGTGGTTTAACAATGTAGAGAGTGATACTATTTTAGCAGACATTAAAGAGAAGTTGCCTAGTTACGACATGGTGTTTACTCCTAATCCGTCTACCTTTGAGAGTTTTGCGAGGCTTATGGGAATACCAGTGTATGTAGTAGACGAGCACGAGGCTTTTAAGGCAAGTGGAGAGCCAAACAGAATGCCAATGAACAACACATACTTAAAAATAGGAGATAAACTACCAAGGCAAAAGAAAATTGACATGGACGAGCATATACAGAGACCTAGTTTAGATTTAATTGATATTGCCATTTGGGCTACACAACTATGAGTAGTGATATAAGTAAACCAACGACAACCAGAACCAAGCAAGATGTTAAAAACTATGAAGAAAACTGGGATAGAATATTTGGTAAAAGAGATAGGCTTAAAAAACAACTGGCCCAAATTAACCTTGAAAGACATAATATAATCAATAGTCTACAAGCTAAAAGAAACAGATCACAAACAACTGAGGATAAGCTAGAGGTATTAAAGAAAAAGAGAACAAAAATAATAAAAGAATTAGACAGGTTAAAATAGTGGTATAATATGTTATAGAAGCCATATAGGGTAGTACCCGTCAATAGCGAAGGCTTCTATTGTATAATTAAGCCCATAATTAGTAATGCTAAAGAAAGTAAAAGACATAGTACAAGACAGTGAGAACAAAGCTATTATTCAAAGACACACTTACGAAGACTTAATGATAGTTTACGATGAGCTTGCAATCCTTGATAGTGCACTGCGAGGTTTATGGGGGATAACATTAACAACTGATGATGAAAAGGTTAAGAGTGATAATTACAAATGGCTAATTGAAATGGGTGTAGGAAAGGCGAGGCAGAATGTAGACATGACAAGTCAGGGAGAGAAGATAACTGCGGGGATATTCGTTGATGATACAAACATATAAACCACATAAGTACCAAAAAGAGTTTCATGCTTCCAACGCGAGGTTTAGAACCTTTATTGCAGGAAGAAGGGGTGGTAAGAGCGTAGCAGGTACCATAGAGGCTTTATGGCAAGCAGACCAAGTACCAAAGATTAAGGGTAGACCAACTCATGGGTGGATCATATCACCTACATATCAAATGCTTAAGGATGTAAACATACCAATACTGCTTGAGTGGTGTCCACCAAGTGCTATAAGGGATTGGAATAAATCAGACAACAGGCTAGAGTTAATTAATGGAAGTACAATAACACTTAGAAGTGGTGAGAACCCTGATAGGTTAAGGGGTGTAGGGCTGGACTGGATATGGCTTGATGAGGCATGTTTTATGAGTAAGGCTGTATGGGAAGTAATATATCCAACATTAACAGATAAGAATGGTATAGCATGGGTAACAACAACCCCACAAGGGTATGACTGGGTGTATGACACCTTTTACAAACCAGCAATAAGTAAAGAGGAGGGGTTTGAAGCTTGGAAGTTTACAACACTGGATAATCCGTACATTGACAAGAGTTTAGTAGAACAAGCAAAGAAAGATTTAAGCGACATTATGTTTAAGCAGGAGTATTTAGCTAGCTTTGAGAAGTTTGAAGGGCTTGTTTATCCTGATTTCAATGAAAGAAGACATGTAAGAGAAACAGAGAAACAAATTACCGATATTTACTTTGTAGGATTAGATGTAGGTTGGAACCATCCAACAGCAGGAATACTTGTTAAAGAAGATACCAATGGTAATGTGTTTGTTGTTGATGAGTTTAGAGAGCAATACTTAACAGCTAAAGACATAAGTAATCAACTACATGGGTTGTTGGCTAGAAATGGACTTAGAGAGGATAATATAGAAATGTTTATTATAGACCCTGCAAGTAAGGGAACACAGCAAACAAGTGGGCAGAGTATGATGTTCCAACTGCAAGAGGAAGGGTGGGGGTTTGTACCTGGTAATAATGATGTTATGGCAGGAATTAACAGGGTAACTAGAATGTTTAGAGATGATAAATTGTTTATAGCCAAGAGGTGTTCTATGTTAAGAGACGAGTTGAATAATTATCATTGGCGTAAGTGGAATGAAGAGAAAGATAGTAGTAGAGCAGAACCATTTAAGTTAGGGGAGGACTTAGCAGACACCCTAAGGTATGTAATTCACTCACGACCTGACTACTTTGAACACCCCAAGGTTAATATGTATGGGCTACTTGAGCAAGAAGAGGAAGATGAAGAGATTGATATTAATGATACAATTGACGACATGATGAGTGATAGGGGTATTATCTAATATGTTATAATTATGTATATGGAAACAATAGTCATTGTATTGTGTATTTTACTTGGTATAGCAGTAATAGCTCTTGGGGTTATAGCCTCTTTACAGATACTAACAGGTTCAAGGGAAAGAAGAGAGCTTCAGAAACTACTTAAAGCAAGGGACTTACCAGAGTACACAACCTTTAGTGAGCCACAAGAAGAAGAGGTTGAGGATGTTAGTAATTTAGTAGAGCTTGAAAACATTGATAGTGTAATAGCAGAAGCTTTAGAGAAAAACGAAAAGTAAACGAGGAACTTAATCTAGTTAGTAAATACAAATGGCAACAAGTACAGCCCAAGACTACGAGGAAAAGGGGAAAAAAAAGGAGTATGATAAAGCATATTGGCTATCCTATACTAAAGAGAAGTTTGAAGAAAGTAGAAACTGGAGAGGAGAGAAAGTAGAGTTGCAGTGGTTTGTTAATTACATGTACTACAAGGGCAACCAGAACCTCAAGTTTGATAAAACAACAGGTAGTTTTGTAAAAGATGTTAGAAACCCACTTACCTTTTACATTAACCATACATATATGGTGTGTAGAGCTGTAAGAAACGCTGTAATGAAGACAAGACCTACTTGGGATGTAGACGCTTTGCCTTACGGGGAATTAGATAAAGATACAAGTAGAATATTAGGTGAATACTTAGCGTTCCAATACGACAGGCTCAATATAGAAGAGAAAATGAACAAGGGGTTGTTGTATGGTTTGCTTTACGGACTTGGTGTATTTCAGTACGGATACGATGATAGGTTAGACGATGGAGAGGGGAATGCTTGGATAGAAGCACTTGATCCGTTTGATACCTACATTGACCCATATTGTACAAGTATGGAAGACGCAAGGTATGTTGTTAAGGTTATGAGCAAGCCTTACGAACTTATTAAAGACAACCCTAACTACGACAAGAAGATAATAGAAGATTTAAGTACCACCTCGGCACTGAGTGAAAGTGATTATAAAAACCTCATACTTAATAGTGAAAATAACACGAGTAATTCTACCAAAAACCTAATACTTCACGAGACATGGTGTGTTACTAAAGACGGTATACGAGTAATAACAACTTGTAATGACGAGATACTAAGAAACGAGCTATCTGAGTTTAAGAAACTTCCATTTGAAATATATCAACCTGATATTAACATAGGTGGTATTTATGGTGAGGGTTGGGTAAAAAACATAGTACCTCTTAATAAAGCTTCTAATTACCTTGAAACAAGTAGGCTTGAGTACAACATCCTCATAAACAAGGGAAGACTTCTCATACCAAAGGGTGCAGGGGTTAAGAGTGTTACAAATCAAAATGGTGAAAAGATATATTATAAGAACGGATTTAAACCAGAGTTCCTACCAACACCTCCAATGGGAAGTGATGTAGACAGGCAGATTAATGCACTAGGAACATACATTCAGTTAATAGGTGCTGCAAACGAAGCATTCATTGGACAAACACCAACAGGAGTTAAGAGTGGAATAGCTATTGAAAGCTTAATTGCAGCTAACTTTAACCAGTTGTACGACTTGGTAAACAACCTATCTAGCACCTTAGCAAGGCTTGGAGAAGACATACTTGAAATGGGATACAAGTATCAGTTACTTACAAAGCCATTCAGAAGCTCTACAGGGGAGTATTATGGAATATTAGGTGGTGGAATGGAACCAAAGGAAATGAAAAGACTTATGCAGGTTGTTGCAATACCATCTAACCCAGAGGTTAAGGTAAGAATAACCAGTGGGGTAGCACATACCAAAGAGGGTAAGAAAGAGATACTAATGACCCTAAGAGCAGGTGGAGATGTGAGTAGAAAGACCCTACTTGAGGGATTAGACATTGACAGCGAAGAAGAAGCAGAGAGGTTACTAGAAGAACAAATGCCACCTGAGCCACAGGGAGGAATGCCGACAGAAATGGATCCTAACATGCCACTACCAGAGGGTATGCAATTACAGGTACCCTAAGTAGTGTTACGAGCATGTTATAATTTAATGTACTTAGTGCGTAGTGGGTCTATCCTCGGCCCATTACACAGTGAGCATATTAGCTCTTTATATTTAAATTGTTTTAGCCTGTACGACACAGAAGTCGTTAAAATGTAGGCAAGTTTAATGGAGGACACAAACTCAATAGCTGCAACACCAACGGAGGCTTCCGTTACTGCATCAGCACCAGTAGAAACAAGCACTGAGAATATTTCTGTTGAATCGTCAGAGAAGACGCAAACCACTCAAGAAATAGAACAGGATAGCACGGTAGGTTCCGATAGAGACGCTAACGGACAACTTATACCGAAAGCTCGTTTAGATGAAGTAATTTCCGAAAGGAATGAACTTCGTAAGAAAATGGAAGAGATAGAGAGGCAAAAGAGTGAAAGTGAAAGACTTTCAACCATGACTCCAGAGCAACAGTACCAAGAAGAGCAATTAGAGGTTGCAAAACAAACTCTACAAAAGCTTGGATTTGTTACTAAAGAGGAACAGGAGAAAATGGCACAAGAGCAGAAAGCTGCCAACATGTTTATTGCAGAATGTAATAGACTAGAGGGTAAGCACGATGGCTCGGATGGTATGCCTAAGTTTGTTGCTACAGAAGTGGCAGAGTACATGGATGAGTTAGCTAAGAGTGGACAGTATATATCTGACCCTGAGACAGCTTATAAACTCAAATACCTTGACCAGATAGCCGAGACAAAAGCAAAGCAACAGAGAAGCTCAACATTTTCAGAGAAGCAGCAAGGAGGCATGAACCAAGTAAACGATACTAGAAGTTCAGAGCTAGAGGCTGCAAGTAAAACTGGAGATTTTACACAGTTTCTTAAGAAGCATGCACCAATGCCTAAGTCTTAAAAAGACAGCCTTAACATATAGGTTAGGAATTGGAAAAGCGTAAATTATCGCAGCAGCCATTAAGAGACACGAGGACTTTAAACTATTTTAGATACTAACATGGCTGTTTATCAGACATACGATTCATCTACAAATCATGAAGATTTGACAGATGTATTAACAAAAATTGGTGATATGACTACACCAGCTTACGCAAAGCTAAGAAAAGTCAGTGCAAGAAACTCAATTCATGAGTGGAGCACATACGCACAGGATGCCGCAGCAGTAAATGCACAGGTTGAGGGAGCAAGTTTCTCATACGGAGCATTGACAGCACCAAGCAGACTATCTAACTATACTCAGATATTCAGTAAGACATTCCAGGTATCACAGACTCAACAGGCTGTAGATCCAGCAGGAATGGAAGACGAGTACGCATTTAGAGTAAAAGTAGGACTAGAAGCTATTGGTAGAGACATTGAGAAAGCTCTTATCAACGGAACTGCAAACTCAGGAGCATCAGGAACTGGTAGAAGATTAAAGGGAATAATGGCATTCATTACGACCAATATTTCAACTGGAACTGGTACTGGTAGAGCATTAGCAGCAGCAGAACTTAACAGCTTAATTCAAAGTTGTTATGAGAACGGTGGTAGACCAGATTGGTTACTAGGTTCTTACACACAGGTAAACGCTATTGCGGCTTTAATGGCAGCAAAGAGAACATTTAACGATGGCAACACGACTTATACTAACGAAACATTAGTATATCAATCACCATTTGGAAGACTCTCAGTAGAGGGAGATAGCCAAATAGCTGCAACAGAATTAGCAGTATTGCAGAAAGATATGTGGGCAGTTGCACAGTTAAGACCTGTCAGCAAGAAAGATACACCAGAGACAGCAGACGCTAAGAATGGTGTCCTTATCGGAGAGCTAACTCTTGAAGCAAGAGCAGAAGCTATGAACGGTAAGATGACTGGATTAGTAAGCTAATTACTATTCAAGTAGCAGAGAGGGGGCTTAGGCCCCTTTTTTGTTGTAATGGTATAATATGATATGGAATTAATAGACCCAGAGGGTAATAAACTAGAAAAGAGTACCAGTGAAGTAATGAAGATGTTACAAGACTTGGCACCCAAAAACAAAGAACAAGAAAGAATACTAGCAACAGCAATAGGAGAGAAAATTGAAGCTGCTCGTAAAGCTAAGATGAATAAGGGTGTTAAGAGTGGTTTTAATGGAGTGTTTGCTGATAACGCAAGGCTTAAACAAAATACTGATGGGTTTAATAACGAGAGAGACTGGAGACTTATTGCTAAAGTACCAAATGAAATGTTGTATGTGGCTAGGCAGATGTGGGGTGATGATGTGTTGACTAACCCTGAGAAGTTTAAAGAGGCGTTTGTAGAAGATGAGTTGGGGCAACTGTGTTTAACAGTAGACCCAAGAACAATATAATTTTAAGCGAGGATACTATGAGTCATAAATCCAAGACGAAAGGGAAAAGACCTTTACAAGTATTATTTTTACCAGCTGATGACGGTGGGTGTGGTTGGTATAGGATAAGGCAATTTGATGATGCCTTTCAGTTGAGAAGTGATGTTAAAAGCTACTTAATGGACGGACATGAGGAAGCTAACAAGCAAATTGAAATGATAAAAAGTGCTGATGTTGTTGTTGGTAGGCTAGGAGATTATCAGTATTACAAATTGATTAAAGAAGAGGTAGACCCTAACAAGCCTATGGTGTTTGACCATGATGATAATACAATGGAGGTATTGCCAACGAGTGAGCATTATAAAGAGTTTGGTACAGAAGACGCTTGGGCTTTATTTAATGGCAATCTTAAACCAGTATGGGTAACAGGATTAACAGACGGGTTTAACAGGTATACTAATTTAAGTGGACAAATGAATCTACTGTATATTTTAGCAGCGTCTCAGCTCATTACAGGACCTGTAGAGAACCTTGTAGACTTCTATGCACAGTTTGGTAGTAAAGAGGTTAAAACTGGTATTGTTCACAATGCTATTAACTATGATTTGTACCCAGAGGGGACTTTTTTACCAAAAGATAAGAAAAAAGGTGAGATTAGACTAGGTTGGCAGGGTGGTGTGAGCCATTTGGGGGACTGGGAAGAGATAAAAGAGCCTTTAAATAGGGTTTTAAAGGATTATCCAGAGGTTACACTACATATTTTAGGAAGTTATTACAGAAATCAGTTCAAAGAGATAGAAGATAGGGTTACAAGGTATCCTTGGTATCCATTTAGGGCCTATACATACAGGATTAAGACCATGGGACTTGATGGTGCTATTATTCCACTTGA